TTTATGAAACAATTAAATTTATTACATTAAAATTAAGTCATAAAAAAGCCCATTCTTTGAATGGGCTTTTTTGAATCTTGGTAGGTATATCCAGACTCGAACTGGAGACCTCTACGATGTCAAAGTATGGAAATATTATTTAAATTATATACTTATAGCTAAATGGCGTAAATTTGGAGTAAATGTTAAGTTATCCACAGGAAAACAATTACTTGCAAGCGTCTATTATATCATCTATTTTGCCTTAAAAAAGGATAATAAAAATGAAAACATGGACCTACTTTTATATAGAGCACACGATAAGGAATGGAGAGATTTTTAGGAAGGAATCTGGGTGGGCTTTAAATTTGCAAAGTAATTATGTGGTTTTGAGTGGGGTTTGGAGTTAGCCCTCACTTAGAGCCTTGCCTTGAATAACAACACCAATAATATTGTTAAAGTTTGACTAAAGTTAAAAATTGTTCAATGTTTTGATATATAGTTGCGCATGTAAAAAAGCTAACGAAACTCCTCCTATGACCCCTTATCTAATAATTTACGCAACATCGATCATATTGGCATTCTTCGCCCAAGCTAAAATCCCCAAGCTAATTCGCAAAGTGTTAGTAGCTCTCTTAATTTTCACGTTGTCTTATTTGTTACTTACACGCAACAGCTTGATAGGAACGGATACCGAGAATTATATAAGAATATTTGAGCTCTTAGATAGGACGTCCATTGATTCAGTTTACAGCTTATCAGCATTAGGTTTGGAGCCTGGCTTTCTGATTACTTCGTATGTTTTTAATATTCTCTTTGAGAGTAGTTACACTATATTTTTTTGTTTTGCGTTAATGATTTATAATTTTTATATACGAGCTGCAGTAAATAATAATTTAAATCTAGTGCTCTTTATAGCTGCACTTTTTTCATACACCGGCATTTATTTTATGTCATTCAATATTTTAAGACAGTGTATTGCATTATCTATTGTTTTTTTTGGTGTTCGATACTTAACACTTGGATTAAACAAGAAATTTTTAACCCTCTGCTTATTTGCGGCTGCTTTTCACTATTCAGCTATAATTTCCATATTTTTTATTTTTATTTATAAATTTAGAATTATCTTATATCGTTTTTGGTATTTGGTAATGGTTGCTGTTCTAACCATGTCTACTTCCATGGTGCTCCTTTTCAGCTCTCTCAGTGAAAGATATTCTGGGTACACATCCGCAGATGATGTCACAAGCCTACCATCCCTAACCATATTTGGTTTTTATTTAATCATCTTTATCTTTTCTGTTATTGGGATAAAAATTATCAATAAAGAGCAAAGAGAGGTCTTTAAATTTTATTCAGTAATTTATGCAATTTTCATCTCATTAAATTTATTCTTTTATATTTCAGGTCTTTCCAATCAGGGCTTGGTAAGGGTGGCTTTTTACTTTGCCTGGCCAAGCATTTTTATCATCGACCTTGGATTAAAAGGCCTTAAGAATAAAAATTTTCGTTATTTAGTTAATACTCTAGTATTTGCATTCCTATCCTTTTTCTTTATTTATACCTTGATTCATAAAGGGGTGGAGCTTGTTCCATTTCAGAAAAATAATGAAATAAACTTTTTAGGTTAAAGTATTATTGAAAAGCCCTCATTTCGAGGGCTTTTCAATAATCGACACAATGGCTTTGTGTCTGTTCTGGCAATCGACATATTTTCGCCGGTCATCCACCATCACCTGCAGCACTTCTTTGGCTTGGCCAGACTTTAATTCCTGTAGATCCGGACACGGTGTTTTAAGGTTTGCCGGTATTACCAGCGGCATTTGCTGCTGACACCCCGTCGTCATCAAAGCAATTAGTGTGGATATAAACAGGACGCTCAACGATCTTTTGCACTTCACGTGTAATAACTTCGGTTTTGACGCGCTCAACTTCTTTTGATTCTTCATATTCTTCACCCGCTTTGTTGGCCAGCTTCTGTGCTTCCTTTTCAGCATCAAGATATGGCTTTAGCTTTTTATTGATTTTGTCCTGGCATGTCGTTTCAGCTTTGCGTAAATCACCGGCTAAACGATTGGCCTGAAATAGCTGGCAGACAATTACAATGCAAAGCACCACAATCAGAGACCAGCGTTTGTTATTCCAGATCAGCAATAAAAGTGGCATCTAGTTCACCCCCATGCATTTGTTATAGCGCTCAACTTGTCGGGTCCACACGCCATAGCAATTGTTAGAACGGATTGAACAGTCGCGTTTGGCCACAAACTTCCACTTCAAAAGTGACTTACATGCCTGGACATATTCACGCGCTTTCAAGTGACGCAGCATTGACGATCCTGACCAAGCACCAGTGCCGTACTGGTATGTAAAATCTAGGTACAGATCATATTCAGGCTGTGAAATTGGAATATTCAGAACTGTTTTATTGAAGCGCTGAGCATCTTTATCCATGTGCAATTTGAGATATTCAAATGCTTGTTTGCGATCAATCGCCGGATCAGTCATTTTGACTCGTACGCCATTTGGGTAGGCCGTAGTGCCGTGACCAATGGTTGGAACATCTCCCTTAACAGGAATCACTGGCTTGGATGTATAGCCTTCTTTTATTGCTGTGGCCTGCACCTGGTCATCACTTGGACCAGTAATCATTCTCTGGCCACCGATACCCATAGCTAAAATTAAAGAAGAACCGATCACGTAATATTTTGCTTTAGACACTACACTGCTCCTTTTCTTTTCTTAATTCCTCCATGCGCAGCTGATGGATCTCATCCGCACGTTTATTTTCCAATCGTTTGTAGTACCAGTTCACAATAAAACCAGCCAAAGCTAGTGCTATGCCTGACCACGCCAGAACATCAATTGACGCAAGGTATGCCAAAAAACCAGAAGCAGCCCCCGCGTATGTTGTTTTTGATGCAGCGGAAGAAACAGTCGCTGCCATTTCCATTACTGCTGTTTTCTGATCGGACATGCCGCCCCCATTATTTTTGACATTAAAAAACCCTGATCTAATTAAAGATCAGGGTTGGTGTATAAATGCTGTGTATCAAAGGCCCCGAAGGGCTTTCCTTAGGCTGGGGTTATAGTTGTAACGCCATCAAACGATTTCCAAGCGTCCGCAGCGGTAGGGCCTACAGCATAGTAAATCTTATTATCTGACGAATTAATAATCTGTTTCCCGTTGAATTTATCAACCGTATTTACCGTATTACCAATTGCTTGTAGCGCAGTTGTTGTTGTTGTTGGTGTTCCGATATACCCACTTGGAACCCATGTTCCCGGTGTTCCAGCTACTGTGCAGATCCACTCAATAGGTCTTCCGATTGCAGGCTGGTTATTATGCGCCCGATCACCAGCAACTGAATCAAATCCAGAGGGAGCTGCGTTATTCACATAATGAATTGCACTCCAGAAGTTAGTTGCAGTTGACCCTATGCGTCTGGTGTATTCACGCAAAGCTGCACCAGTCGGTGCGATAATCTTCCAGGTTGATGTTGGGCTTGCTGGCACAGTCGGCTTGGCTTCGTTCTTAGTCGTGTGATGAATGATCGAAGTGGTAAACTTGTCAGCAGACCAACTCGGATTAATCGTGAAACCTGTTCCTTCCTCGGCATTGTCTGTAAACTCAAAATTAGCCACGCTACAGACACCGTAAAACAGCCTGTTTGAGTAGACTGCTGAATCAGATCTGAAAGTGTTACCTTTAATCTTTAAGCCTTTAATGCTACCCGAACTATTAAAACCGATTACTTCCTTGTAACTTGCATTGGTTGTTAGATTGCAATTTTCGACCTTGTTATCAGTAAAATCAATGTCCACAACATTACTGGAGTACAAAGTGCCTAAGCTTAGAACTCGACCTGTCACATTTCTAAACGTATTTCCTGAAATCTTGTAAGTCGCAATATCACCGATACCGATAGCGTGTTGACCTGCTTGGGCTTCTGCTATGTTTGAGCCAACAATAGTATTATTCAAGATGCTAAAAATACCCGTACATGCCGATGTGATACGATTTGCAATATCTAGGATATTTCGACCCGCTGCGCCTGTGGTTTGCAGACAGGTATTATTAGCAAACAAAGCACGTTTAACATCATGATTGTTATATACCCACGGCTGCCAGCACATGTTGGCTTTAATGATGTTGTTGGTAATAACGTGATCATCAATAGATCGAACCGTGGCTGCTGTAATTACACCAAGATTGTAGTTATCAATGATATTCCCATCAATTACAGCTTTTACAGTGTGACATTCGATAGCTGTAGCAACGGCGTTTGGAGCATCATTTCTGAGTATGTTTCCTTTAATCTCAGCATAACTGGCAGTTATGTAGAATGAACTGTGATCTGCTTGCAAATCATTTCCAGTAATGTCTGTAGCTACCTTGTGAACTCGACAGTTATTGATAAAAACTTCTTTCACGGTAGGGAGTAAAGAGTTTGTACCAAGCCCTACAATCTGACGACCAGCAGCATTATAGAAATTCACACCATCCAAGCGGATTTGATTGGCCCGCGCAATTGCGATATTCCATTGATCATAACCACTAGATGCTAGTGCTGGGTTATCCCCACCGTTGCCATCAAACCAGAAATCCTTAAATGAACAGCTACCAAGATCGTCGGTGTAATTATAAAATGCGTAGAACTTACTGTTTGCAAACTTTCCTACTTTGAATTTAGTGGCTTGCCCTAACCCAACGAGGCTCACATTGGGTTTCCACTTGACTAGGCAGTCAGCATTTACGTTAGTTTCTGTAGTTTTTGAGTCTAATAAGAACTCTCCAGCGGGTGCAACAAGTGTTCCACCGCCAATAGAACTCATGAAATTTACAGCATCTTGAATAGCCTGACAGTCATCTGTTACGCCATCGCCCTTAACATCAAACTTCCTTAAGGAATAAAAAGGGAATAGAAATTGATTAATTTCCTTCTGATTATCATTAATCTGCTTCTGTGTTTTATCCCCATCAACAACAAAAGAAGCATCCCATCCTTTATCAACTGCAATCTGAGCAAGGCGCTGCATCAAGTAATTGTAATAATCATCTAGCTGATCCAGAGCTACCCCTTGTTTACGGATCTCCTCCATAAGATAGGCTCTAAGCTCATCGTCTCGATCATCCACATAGTTTTTTAGTGCATCAATACGATTACTTAAAATCCAGTCTGCAACACCTAATTCTTGAAGCTTCAACCAGATCCAGTCAAAGTCTTTATTGACTGCAGGTGGACGGAATGAATTATTGTAAGATTGGTAGTCAGTAGTTCGGCTAAATGGTGTATTTCGCTGTAATACAATCTTCTTGCCTAAAGCTGGTGCAGTGGTGAATACCACATTTCCACCAGTTAAGCTCCACGTTGCAATCGGTGGTTCAATTTCATCCACCAATACAATTAAATGATCTTTTGATTCACACTGAAACTTTAGCGCGAAGCTGGTAGTGACACCATTCCCGGTGTGTTCGATATACGGCGTTTGTTCTGGAACTGCCATGATCTGCCCCTAATTTTCAAAGTCTAGAGTGGCTTCAACTACGCCACTATTCCCTCTCCAATTAGGACCTTCATTGACCTCATTATTTCTGTGTATTTTTCCTACGCGTTCCGGTGAATCAGTAACGGCACCTGCTAAAGAGTCCAAATCATCATCAGGCTGTTCAGTAATTGCAGGGTTGAACATCCGCATATTCTTGTATTGTCTTGAGCTATTCTCACCTTCTTCTGGGGTATCAATAACGGATGTATGTACCCATAACAGGCCAGACATTAAAGGGCCTTCCAGTGCCTCAAGAATGCGTCTATTTTTATTGCCAGCGCTGTGTTCTTCTTTTACACCGCAACGGATACGGCGTGCTTTTAATGCACCTTTTAGAGCTGCCGGTGCAAAGTTACCAATGCCATTAGTCTCAATCGTTAGGCTTGGCACGTTGAATTGCTCAATCAGATCGCAAAGCTGCCATACCTGACCACCTATGATATTTCCTTGTGCGTCATGAGTAACGACATCGCCAGTCAGTGCAACGGATCTATGCCAATACTTGGCACCAAAATCATCATGCAGCACTAATGCAGTTGAGGAAATATCGGATTTCAGCTTTCCAGATGATGGGTCCCAACGCATGGTAATACCGACAATCTGACGATCACCCAGCATCATGATGTACTGACCGTTGGCACGTCTTAAAACCGGTTCACAGTCATACGGAATCATCTTGTCCGGATCAAGACGAACTTCGCCCACCGGCTTGGCATGCATCTGATACTGTGAATCCCATTCGTTTAATGTCCGGCATTCTCTACGGCGCTCACCCATGACTTTCGGTGTAAAGCGTTCAGGCCATAGTGATTCACTATATAAGTCGATCAGATAGTGCGTTTCCTTTAGAACAATTTTAAAGGTGTTGCCAATCTTATAAACTGCATAATCTTCGTCACGTGTGAGTAGCTTGGCGGTATGACTGATCCCACTAAACACATAAACCGGATCGAAGTCAGATAAACACTCGCTGATATTTTCAAAGCGTTTTTCTTTTTCAAACATTTTAAGGATCATGCATTTTGCACCC